ACATAGTATCCTTTAAATCACGCATTCCAAGGTACGGTTGCATTGAATTTCTACGAGTTAGAATATCGGTACCTTTACTTTGCAAATGACCTTGGTCTGTTAAAGATGTTGCCAGGTTTGAGTAAATTAACCGGTGTACATTACCACCCGGAGCCCCGCCCCAACCATTACTGGTACTATAGCGAATATCACCAACTGAAATGTTGGCGTTGATTCCCTCGTTATCCAACCACAGTAGATACGCATCCTGACGAATAATATACGTACTTACAAACCCAACTTGTAGCCCCAGCAAAGTGGCTACAACATCCCCCGAAATATGCAAAATTGCTGATTCGGCAGTTGTATAGTCATCAGCATTGCCCGCTGGAAAGTTGCTAAAATAGCCGTTAATCTCAATTAAGCCTTTGGATACAGCAATTTTATATTGCGCGCGTGATGCCTCATCACCGCAGCCGTTCATTGAGATTCCATAGGCTTCCGGAAAATCAAAAACAGTTCCGGTTACATCTTCGGCGAAGCAATTATCCAGTACTGAATAATAAGAACTAATTTTAAAAGGGTCGGCACCAGTATGTCCAAAACAAGACTGTAAATAATTACTGGTCCCGCCTTCCAGCCAAATTCCACTAAGAGTGGTTTCTAAGGTAATACCAATGTATTGGCTACTGTATGGATCAATCAAATGAACGCCGTTTTTTGCGACAACATTTAAGTCCTGCATAACTCCACGTTGAAAGGCCTTGCCAACAATTCCGTAGCTGTCAGAACTAGTTGAATCATTCTCAACAGTTAACTGCTTGATCCAGATTCCAGTTCCACTTTTAGCATTATCATTAGTTCCATCAACATTTCCGATCATTGTAATCACAGCATCATTATTAGCATCATCTTGCTGACTACCTCGTTTGATAAGGTAAGTGTCGGCTTTATCATGCCCAACCAAATGCACACCATGGCCATGATAGTAATCAGATGAATTATTAGTCGCATTCATAATCAGCGGGCGCGTTACAATATATTTACCAGCTGGTAAATAAACATTTAATGCACCATTATCAGCAAATGCACGATTTAATGCCAATTGAATTGCATCTGTATCATCTGTGACGCCATCTCCAATAGCACCACACCATTTGACATTCAAATATTTCCCACCGAATTCGTCGTCCCAAAAGTCCCCGCGTGCCTTTAACGTATCGAAATCTTTGTTAAGCATATCCGAATGTCGAGCGTTGATTTCTTCAACGGCAAAACTACTCTTACCGAGAGTATCATCAAATAAATCGTTGAACTCGCCAACCGTTAACAGCCCATCCTGTTTAATTTTTGTTTCCAACGTTGTTAGCAAAGTGGCTGTATCTGTCCCTTGATTGCTAAGCGTGGTAAACAAATCAGACAGCTTTTTCTTCCACTCATCAAGCTGACCATCACCAGCCTTGATAATATCCTCCAATTGACCATAAAGATCCTCAAACGGCGTAATATAATCCGCCGGCACCAGGCCACTGATTACTTTGTCGGCCAGAACTTCCATCGAAAATTCTAGGGTGGCCACGTTGTTGCCGTCCTTAAATAATCGGAAGAAAATCTGCTTATACGATCCTGACATAGCGAATGCCTGGGCAGGGAAATCGAACCGAAACTGACCATTCACTGGGTCCAACATCACACCGTGTTTGGCGTCAATGATCCGGTGTGTGCCATCTGGCATCAGCCCCTCTAACACTGGATTACAGCCCGTAATGTCGAATGGTGTGTTATCACCATGCACCACGTTGACTTGTACCTGGCGCATTTGCCGCTCGTATTGGCGTGCCTGTACCCAACTGTATTTGGATCCGGAGAAATCCAGCTTAAAATTCTGTACATCGGAAACTAAATTCCGTCGATCCATATCCACGTTAAACGTTAATACTTCCATTACTTAATCACTCCCTTATCCTTCAAAATATCCAAAACCACCGCATAAGTCGTATCGTAGTCCGTCCCGCGGCTAATGCGGTCGATACGGCTGATGAGGGTGTTTTTTAACTCAGCAATCGATTCAGCTAAGGCTGTAGACGACACAAATTTATTGGTCTCATCCCCATTAGCTTTAATCCACTCATCAATTTCATCCAGTGTAGTATTAACGTTGTGACATGCCTTTTCAATATCTTCAAAGTTCTCAACTAAAAAGGCACGAAACGTATCATTGCGTTCGGTCGAAAAATCAGTTGTATGCAGTTTCAAATCAGCTGTCACTTACTGTCGCCTCCTTTTCTGCTACCAGTTGTCCTTCATCTGTAACCGTTAAAATATATGTGCCCCCATTTGGAGACGTCAGTTTAATGGCTTCCGGATCCGTAACGCGTTTCTGATAACGTTCCTCAAAAACACCTGGGCTAACTTCTTCGACCGCTGGGCCATTCCAAGCCGCGCCATCCATTCCTTTAATATGGACAACTTTAGCCATCAAAATCACCGTCCTCAACAAAAACAGGCGTAGTTTCCTGCGCCGCAATCACTTTATTTGTTTCGTTTTTCATCTGTGCAATCGCCTTGGCGCTACTATTTCGGTTTGCCTGTAATCCAGCTGTGATAGATGCTGGATCCTGTTTCAAGTTGCCGAAGGTCGCCGTTGATTCAGTTGCGTTGGATTGTAAGTATAATTCAAAGCCAGCGATTCGCGTTTTAACATCAATGCCATTGCGTGTTCGCAAATAGCCCCAATCGCCAATCTTTACATCGCGAACATAATTATGCTTCAGCTTGTTAAGCGATGCCGTATATTGCACCATGGGATAATCCTGCACCTTGCTTGGCAAAATTTTATCTAGTTGCGCTTTGGTGGTAATGTTGTCATCTTGATAGGTGTCAGCCTCAATTTCGCCGTATATTTTGGCGTCAGGGCTAACGTAATCAGATGCGCAAACAGCCTTATCATTATCGTCATGCTTGCCCTCGCCGTGAATCTTGGTGGTAATTGTTGTGTAATCATTACTGTCAGCTACGGCATAAACGTCATCACCTTCTGCATAAACAAATGCGTTTTGGGCACCCATACTTTTATAAATATCAATTTGATAATTGAAAGCGGTCCACTCAAAACTAAAATTCGACATCAGTATGTTTAGGAATAAATCCAGCGCATGATCACCGCCAAACGTATCATCCCCAAAATTGTAATTATCAAATTTATCATGGATCTTATACGTGAACTTGGTACCCTCCACCAGCAACTTCATACAAGCATCAAGCGACTGCGAACCTTTGATTGTCCGATGGGCAATATGGTCATTTAAAGCATTAACTAGTGCCAATGCTGTTACTGTGCGTTGATACAGGCGGCCTTGCGTAGACCCATCGTTTTCTGATAATCGGAACTGTTCTCCCGTTTCCGGAACTGTGATAATAGCTAATGGCGACAACATATTGTAGCCGGCTAAATTATCGTCAGCATTCCAAGTTGAAAAATCCAATTGGGTTACTTGATTTAACTGTGGTGTCACCTTAAGATCCGTTACTTTCAAGGCCTCGGTGGCACCAGTCGTATCCGTAATAATAACCACTGCGTCACCCTCCTAGAAATAAAAATGTGTTTTAACGCTAACTGTGCAGCTTCCGGATCCGTAAACAATCGTAAATTTGTTATCCCCTGGCACCAAATCAATATAAGCATGATTTGTGTTGGCATAAATCGATTTGTTATCGACTGTTGCCTTTAGTCCATACAACATGACCGGATGTCCTTTTTTAAACGGCCCCTTTGCGGTCCATTTCTGGCCAGTCGTCGTATTCGTTAACGTTACATCGGCAGCGTCCGTATCAATTGAGATCAACGCCGGATGTTCCTCAGCACGTAGCGGCATCGTACTGCCATTCCAAACTGTAAAACTTTTTTGATTTGTGAAAATATACGCTGGCAGCGTAACCGCATTGGCACCATTAAAAGCATCTAAAAAACCGTCATCCAAAGTGGATAAGACGGTTTCGGCTGCACTATCGGCACAGGTTAAATTAATGGTTACTGGCTGCGTATACCAAAAGTTGCTTAAGCGTAAATAATCGTACGCTTCCGGAACAACTTTCCAACGTAACCATGGGATTCGCGAATTAATGACGTAGAACGGTTCATAGCCGGCCAACACTTTCAACAACTTCAAACGCTTCAGCTCATAGTCATAGATGTCGTGCGCTCGCACCTGCAACACCAACGGAATTGTTGACTGTTGTAACTGAACATCAGTAACAACCGCGCTATATTGGCTCATTTGGGTCCAAGTATATTGATAATTGGGACCAGGTGGGTCAAATGAAATCACACGCAATCCGATTTCGTCAAGATCATAAGTTGTACCATCAAGCCGCTGGATAATAATCGATGCCATTAATGTAACCCTTCTTTCTTGGCCGCAATCGTGATGTCGCGTTGCTGCATTAACTTCGCTTTCGGATAGACAACACTGGCCAGCGTTTGACCATCAGCCACAAAATTGATAGTGGTGCTGCCAGATGTTCCTGAGCCACTATTACTAAAGGCTGCCTTCGCAGCCTGAACTGGCTGTGACCAGCTCATCCCTGTGTGTAGCGTTTGGGCATGCTGTTTAACAGCTCCCATTACTTTAGCAGCTTTCGCCATGATACCGTTTGGTGCTTTGCGAGCTCTAGCAGCAATAGCTTCTGTAATCCACCGATCAGCTGATGGTCGTGCTGGATTGATTGCAATTTCCTCTTCTCCAGGTACCTCGTTAAAAACACTAACTGTATTAGGGTCAGGATCTCCCCAACCCCCATTACCATAATTATGGTTTCGTTTCCAATAATTAACGGCTTTTTCCACACCGCCATAACGTTCGTTAACATAGCTCTTCATCCATTTTAGCTGGGTGATTGGATTATCGTGCCAATCACTACCAGCACTGGCCATCTTATCCCCTGGGTTAGATTGCGGAATCCCATAAGCGGGTGACGATGGGTTCTGAGCATGCGCATTCCAACCAGATTCACGTGTAATGATGTAGTTGTAAAGATCATATTGGCTTTCCGGAATGCCGGCTTGTTTCAGCCAATTTTTGTGTGACCCTGTTGGCGCTGCACTACCGCTGACACTTTCGTCAACTTCAGTTAAGGGTTCCAAATGTTTCTTGATCCAAGCAAACATGTTGGCACCTAACTCTTGCTTAACAAAGGCTTCTAGTGTCTTGTCTGACTTCTGCTGCTTGGTCTTAGTGGTATCATCTTTGATGCCTTGTACACGACCATATAGTGGCGTGCCTGGGAACGATGATACATAACTCATCCCGATGTTCGGTGTCTGATCAGGTGACATAGCAGACCAGTATTTACCATGACCAGCATAAACTCCAATGTGCTCATTGTTACCAATCAAATCACCTTGCTTTAAATCACCCTTGCTGATTCTGCTGGCCTTAGCAATTTGGCTTCCGGAGAAATGCGGATAAATGATACCAAACGCTTTTCTCAAGCTATACATGACTAATCCGGAACAATCAAATGAGTCCGGTCCAGTAGCACCCCAAACATACGGTTTGCCTTTCCCGTAACGCTCTACGGCTTCAAGTAAGCCACTAGCACCATCGCCGGCGCCAATTGCATCATTGATTACTGACCAAACAGCTGACCACCATTTGTGGCCCTGGTTTTTAGTCTGCTTATCAAATACGTTCTCAAAACCGTTTTGTACATCGCCTTTAATGCTTGGCTTATTGCCAAACAGCGAATCGAACGACTTGGTAATGTTGCCGGTCAGTTTCTGTGCAAGATCAATCAAATCTTGATAGCTGCCTGTGATGCCTTTAAACAAACTAGAATCTAAAATGCCGGTTCCGGAAGCAAAGTAATGCATCTGTTTCATCATGCGGTTCTCGCTAGCATTTAGCACACCATCGCCCGGTTGCAATACTGTGGTGACGTTTCTACCAACCGGCTCATACGTGGAACCATCAGCGCGCACCACACGTTCGACATTGCCGGTTTGCGGACTGTCATTACCATCATTTAGCATTGCTACCGTTGACCGATTAAGCCGGCCGGCACTTAGTAACCCAGTACCAGCTGCGAACTTGATTGTCTTAATTGTGCTCGTTGATCCACCGAATTTACCTAAAACGTAATCAATGCCGTTAATCCCTTTGTTCAGGTAACCAATCACTTTAGACAACGGCTTATAGGCTAAATCAGGCAGCTTATTAAATGCCTTGCTAAATTCATCTGTCACGCTATTTAACCAGCTACGTTCCGACTTTAGGTATGCCGCTTCAAAGCTATCCTGAATATCACGCATGGTACTGCTATGGGTCTTAGATGCCTTATCCATCCGACTATTTGCACGATCTAA